CGTGTGTAACACAACAAGTCTGGCAATGATGTCTTAGTCCTGTTGAACCTCAACTTCAAACGTTTCTCATTGGAGACTAGCTCCTTCCCGACGAGGGACACCAGGTTTTGACCACCTGGCGTAGAGTAAAGTTCTAACCAAACTGTTTTCCGTGCAAGCGCAATTCCGGGCACAACTCATGTGGCACGAGTGAATAGCTCAGTGGCTTCACTATGGTTCAAACCCTTCGCGAGGACCTTATAGGCCCAACACAATTTGAGAAATAACACAGTGTCCGGTGTAGTATCGGAACCTGCCACCTCGTTGACCGTCATGTCTCTCGGGACGCGAGCACAGTGCATATCCAGCTCTCTAGCTGACCTCACTGTCATAGCGTCGCCATACACGTTGGCCAACTTTGTGAACCCTGGCCTGATGGTAATAGACGTGACTGCCCTCAGACACTTCATATCCCATATCGTTGGGCCCCTCACTCGTCCGCTTCCACAGACCCACCGGAGGAACCCGCCTGTCCACATGCTATGCATCACCCTGGCCAAACGTAAATCCACTTCTACTTCGAACCTTCCTGAGTCCGCAAACAAATGGGTGCTTCTCTGCACGTTTGGCCGTGTGTCACGATCTAGCGTACCAGCATCAACACACCTTTCAACAATTCTCCAGGCAGCCCTAACGTGAGTGGGCCTGAACATGGGAATGATACCCAATGAACCCCTCTCGTAATCCCTGAACAGATCCCGCAGAGGAATCTCGAACTCAGCCGGGACATCTCCCAGGTTGAGGTAAACGAGACCCTCAGTAGGCACGTCACCGATCCCATTGTCAAAACCTGACGTGAAGGAGCGGGCAGTGCCACCGGGCGCAACGTACTCTCCGCCCCCTCCGGGGTTCTCGAGCAAATTGCGATGCCATCCAGTTGTGGGCACCTTTGGAGCGTGACCCACCACGGCCGGAGCGCCTGTCGCCAAAGTAGGCGCAGGATCTGCCGGGCGTGGTGGCTTTTGTGGGGGTCCTTCTGGAGCCACAACCGGTGCATCTTCTGCTCCCGGAGGTGCAGCATTCGCAGGGCGTGGCAATTTGGGAGGGGCCCCGACCGGACGAGACGGCTTGGGTGGTGGCGCTTCCCCGGCCGACGCAGTCTCCTGCGAAGAGTCGGGAAGTGGAGCCTCACTCGAGTCGTCCTTGAAATCTGGTTCGTCATCACTGTCTTGAGGTGTGTTTTGCTTTGTGTTGTCCTTTTCCTCCGCTACCAGTGGTGGTGCACGGTCTCCACTGGGTTCTTTAATGGGAGGATCTGGCTCTGCTTTCTTTGACTCTTTACTCCCTGTTTCACCGCCTTTCCCTGCCTTCTTGGCCGCGTTACACGGCTTGCATCGGACTGGGGGGGTGGAGGAGAAGCCCTTTGTTCTGAAGTACTTCTGCTCGCCCGCTGTAAAACGAAACTCGCCGCCACAATTGCGGCATTGAAGCTTCATATCAACGAGCTTTTCTTGGGAGCCCTCGCTTGCTCCCTTAGAAGGAGCAGGTTTAGGAGTCTTTTTAAGCTGAGCCTTTCCTGGCACATCGCTTTTGGCCCCGCCGCTATTAACAACGGGGCCCTTGACGGTCACAGAAGAATCAGCCTGTTCTCCTGTTTTCCGTTTGACCTTGGGACTTTTAGGTCCTTTCGATCGACCGCGGGGGGTTGAGGGGTAAAAGGTCGAGTTTCCAGTTCTCGAACTCTCACCCCGTTTCCCCTCCGCGGGTGTTCCATCACTTTTGGGCGCTTGACGGAGTCGTGGTTCCTGATTTAGGAGCAGGTCCTCCCTTGTTTGTAAACTGATAGCAACAAATCTTACGTCTGGGGGCTGGTTAGGCCACACCATGCAACGCCTTTTTGAAGAGGTATGTTCCTCCTTCCCAAGACTAGTAGTCTAGATGACAGTCTGCCTCGGGTTCCGTAGTCTGACGCACACACAATACGGGTTCTTGTGTGTGTGGATCCACTTGGACGTGCTTTTTCCAACGTGTTGGGATGGAGCGACGATTCAAGCGTATTTTAAGGAGCCACTCTGGGCAGTTTTGCCCTCTGTAATGATCAACCACCGCCTCACAGATTTCAGCGGGGGTAGCCCTTCCTAAGGGAATTGGGCCCACAACGTATGGGTCTTAACCTGACTGTGTCAATTGTCAGGGGTAATGGGTCCAGGCTGTACGGCTTGCCTTCCGTAGCACTAATAGTGGCCTGACGTGATTCCCCCCCTCTAACAGAGAATGAGGGGGGGGTCACAATGTTCTGAACTCGAATGGCTAGCCATATGGATTTAATTATGGTCATGGATATCGCCAGTGTGAAGTAGGGGTGTAAACACCACCACTCCAACACGCCTATACGTGCGCCGTATCTTTCAAGGGAATGTACGGGCTGTCATCACTGATTTATACGGTAAACCGAACAGCAATGATTCCCGAGGCTCCCCTTCGTGCACCTCACTCAGTGCACACACGTAGGACTAATCAATTTTGTCGGATCCAGGCTGTACGGGATTATTGACACCGTAGCGCGTTGCTGCGAAATAAATGCAACGCGGCCTGACCTAAACCGTCCATGGGCTTAGCCTAGATGGTTCAGAACGAGTGCCTCCGCAGTAGAGTGGGAGGTCTTGAGTGCCTCCTGAATAGGAGGTCTTGGAGCGCCTAATAAAAGGCGGAGTGTCGCATTGACAAGGCGGGTGACTACCGCCTGGCAATGGAACGAGTGGAGGAGGACCGACTCGGAATCAGCTCCTCGTCGGTCTCTTCATCAGTGCCAACACTGGGACACGAACGACTGGGAGGCCGCCGGGACATGTCTCCAAAGTCTGCCGTGGGAAGTTCCTTTCCCATGACTTCACTCATGGAATGCTCTTCGGGCAGACGGCCACAAGGGCGGTGACGCCAATCAGTGAAAACCTTAGGTGGCGCACGCTTGGACAACGTGTCTGGCAACACACCGTTGCCAAACCTGATCAGGTTGAGCTCTAAAGACATGCCCCACTCGTCAGGGTTAGTCAGTGCATAAGCATCTGAATCAACACTGAACGGTGTGTCTAGAGTGACCTGACAAGCTCCACCACCAGTCACAAGAAACGTGTTGATCGCCACTCCACTGAAAGTGGAGTAGGGAACAGTCTCCGTGACATCACGTGGGTAACTCGGCGTGGCCCCATACATGGTGGTGGCACCAACCGACTGGAAAGGTGTCGGCTGAATTGGCTGAACGTTGCCCTTGAGGTGGATGTTTCCAGATCCAGTCTGCCCATGGGCCGGGGGAGAAGGACCCTCCACCCACTGCTGAAGACCAGTGAGAGGAGGCGTGTCAGAATCCCAGATGCCATAAGTCCTGTGGACGGTGAAAATGTCCCCGACCGTAAACCCGTCAAGACTGAACTGCATAATGGTCCGTGACTGGTCTTCATTCCAGCCAACAAACATACCACAATCCGCAAACTTGCCGGACTCATCCTTCGAGACAACAACACCCGCACCAGCAGCACCAGGCTGTGTCACAACCCCAGTACTATTGTCCGCGAGAATCGGCTTGGCCTTGTAAGTGACCAAGCTGTAGTGCGAAGACGTGTAAGTAGACGAGGGCCGGCGGAAGTCCTTGAAGAGAATCGAGGACGACACCTCAAGTTTCCCAACAGAGCTCATGACTTCACCACAGATAGTCACGATAAAGAATTTACCATGGTACCTGAGGTTGG